GCTACACTACCATTTGCTATTGTCATTGTATTATGTCCTTTTGAACGAAAGAGATTTCCGTTGCTGTTGTTTTACTTATTGCAGTAAATACTGCGTGGCTGAACATTAATGGGCTACTATCAATATTAAATAATCCAAATTCTGTCAAAGAGTTACTATTTCCCTCTGTTGAATCTAAGTATGCTCTTATTGTTGCCTGCATATTTGTTTCATCTAGTGTTGGATATCCTGTAACAAAAACTTTAGTTGCTCCACCATTAATATTTACTCCAGTTTCCACATCTGTATCTCCTACTAAAGGAGTTGTAGTTCCAGTTCCTATCTTAAATTTTGTAGGCGCCAAATAATCTGGTGTGGCTTTATAGGTTCGATTAAGCATAATTTTTAAACCGTTAGTAGTAATTACTGTCCCATTTGCCATATTAAATTATACTCCTCCAATTATTTAAAGATTGTTGTTTCATTAGTGATATACACCAACTATTATTTTACTTATTTCTCCCGTACTTGCATCATTTTCTGTTGCTCTCCATCGTAGATCTGTTCCAGTATTAGTAAAAGTGTGAGCAGTTCCGCTTGTTACTGTTTCCCAATTAGTACCATCTGCTGTCATTTCATAGGTAAAGCTTCCAGATACTTCGGTGCTTGTAAGTGTGGCTGTGGTGATTGTTCCATTTGCTTTATCAATAGATGAACTTAAAGCAATTTGTCCAGAGGTAAAAGAAACCGAACCTGTTGTACTCCAACTTGCTGTTCCAGAAGAATCTTCAAAGTCTGAATCTATAAAATCTTCAGTATAAGTATTTAGGTATTGTCTAACAAAATAATCTTCTGCATCACTTGCAACACTCCCTAGTGGCGAAGTACCTAATATTGCAGCTTGTGAATTTCCCAGAATAAAACTTGTTTGTGCTGTTGAACCCCATTTTCCAGTTCCCCATATTCCAAAACTTGTATTTCCATAAATTAATGTTTCACCAGCAATATTTGCCTCTTGAACCTTAAAATATCTATTCTTAATTTCTCCTGCAGTTGAATTCTTAACTTCAACTAACTCGATTAATAGGTCTTGATTTCTAACGAATTGCTCCTCTAGTCGTTTTAGTCGGTCCTCTGTATTTGCTTGCCACTCAATTAATCTCCAAGTTTTGTCTCCTACTTCTAGTTCTTCAACTCCACTTGGGAATTTATATTTTATTTTATTAACAACATAATCTCCAGATAAAACTAAACCATTTACTTGAGGTGTTCTTGTATCAACTATGCTTACTGTCTGGCCCCTAAGTGGGATATTGGCTGCAGCACTCCTAACTAAAATATTTCCTGTCTTAAATGGGACACTCCTTTTTGAGAGTATACTTGCTGCACGACTTTCTGCATCGGCTACACTGCTTATATCTGACAACTCCACAGATTTTTCATATATTCTATAAGTTGCAATGCTTGTGTCATTTACCATATGAATTGGTGCGGGTGCGCTCCAAACATAATTAACAATAGCATAATGGTCTGTTGTGAAAGTTGTTGCTGTCTTTGGCATTATCTTTTTGTTCTCTCTGTCTAAATAATAAAATTCAGCACTACTTGCATCTTTTGAACCCCCTGTCTTTTGAGTTGTTGGCGTAGCATTTGCATCCATATACAACTCTACAATATCTGGAGTTTTTGTTAATGTTATTCCAGTTGTTGCATATCCAGAAGTTGTGCCGATCTTACCAGTTTCAGTTAAATTTGTTTGAGTTGTTGCTCCATCTATTCTTAAATCATTAATCATATTACTATTATCAAATTCCCAAACAGGCATTCCAGCAATTTCAGAACCAACTGTCAAAGTTATTCCAGAATCAGAGAATCCATGTGGGTTAAAATAAACCTTTCTGTCTGAATCATTATAATATAAATCCCAATCTAAAGCTTTCTTTAATGTTGTTAATCTCTCAAAGATATCAGTATTAATACACTTGAATTGATCTATTCGTTTTCCATCCTCTGTTCCACTTGCTTGTACACTGGCAGTCATTCCACCATAAGTTTCAACTAAATCCTCAACTATTTCACTTACTTCCCCTGCACTCGCATCTACCGTTGAATCATAGACTTTGTTTACATTCTTTCGAACTAATAAACTCATTTCATTCTTACAGGTTATTTCTATTTGTCCACCGCTTGGTTTAATCCCATCAATATATCCATAGAAATATCTTCTGTCTGTGCTTGTTGTCCAACCTGCCCAAATTTCTACCACTTGGCCATTTGTGATATCTACCAAATCGCTTATGTTTCCAGGAACTATAATTATTGCTTCACCTATTACATCATCATCTTTTTCGTATTCCCAACTGAATAGTTTCTTTGGGTCTGGGGATCCATCTGTATCTTTAATCGTAATGGTATTAATCATTACTTTGGTTTTATTCATATTACTTTTCCCTCAATTAATGTGAGCGTATAATTAACTCTTTGTTCATCACTTGCTGCTTTATCGTGAGAGAAATCTTGAATTAATACGTTTTTATTTGCATTAGTCCAGGAACTTACAAATGTTTGACTTGCTTGTTCTCCACTAAGTAATCCCTCTATATCTGTAACATAAGTTCTTAGTGTTGCAACTGCCCCAGTAAAGTTTCCAGATATAGTGATTGTTCTAGTTGTTCCAAATAAATCTTTTAATAATGCCTCATCTGAATCAGACAAAGGCATTGGCATATTAAATAATCCACTTACTTTCATAGAACTTTCACTTTCAACATTTCCCAAACTTTTTCCTCCTATTGTTGCCATTTATTTTTCCTCCTTTTTCTTTCTTAATTCAAATAAAATATCTTTTAGTAATTTTAACTCAACTATTTTCATCTGTTTAAGAAACTCCTGGTGTTTTCTTATTGCCTTTAATTCATCACTTATGCTCATGATGAAAATCTCCCGGTCATTTGCCTTTGCAATACTCTTGATACTTCACTTGCTATCTTTTTGATATCCATATCATTTCTTACTACTGGATTATTAATATTGATTGTATTTCCTCCACCTTTTCCATTTGGTGTAATTACTCCAGAACCACTTGGAGAGAACATCTCTGGCCCGTTTTCTCCAACTACATAAGATTGTCCTCCTAAAACATTTCCTCCACCTGCACGTCCTCTACTTCTTCCGCCACCACCAAATAATCCTTTAAACCATCCTAGTAATGAACCAGCCACATCGATTGTTCCTACAAATAAACTCTTAAACCATCCCCAAAATGCTCCCATTATGCTAACTGTTCCCTTGAAAAGTGTTTTAATAAAATCCCAAAGAAGTACCGCTACTGTTATCTGTCCAATAAATGCTAGTTTAATCAAATCCCATATCATTGATACAAATGAACCCCAAGAAGAAAATCCTTCAGCGATATAGTTCCAAATCCAATTAAATAAATCCATTATTGTTTCTACTATCCAAGTTCCTAATGCAACTAATGGGTCCCATAATAAAGCAACTGCCGCAAGAATTAAACCAATAATTAATAATGCTCCTGCACCTAGCCATATTGCAATAGCTACTGCTGCAACAAGCAATAAGCCTAGAATTGTTTTTCCTATGAGTTCCCATATATTTCCATATCCTCCAGTAAATAATTTTACTAACATTGCAAGGCCCAATATTAATAACTTGATTATAGGCATTAAAGGTAAAAAGATAACCATAAACAATAAACTCAACATTTTAAATATCGGCTGTAATAATTTATACAAATCTCCAGCTAAACTTGATAAGATTTCTATTATATCTACATTCAGATACATTGTTTTGTCTAGCTTTTTTGTGTTCCGATTAAGCTTCTTTAACTCTTTGGTTATACCTTCTCCGCTTTTCCCACTAGCACCGCTACTTGTGCCTCCCTTAGCATTGATTGGTACTTCTACTTTAAAATCTGCCATTATTTCTTGTTTATTTCCTTGTGAATTTTAACCCATGTGTCCCAGTAATATTTATCTTTTTCATTCTGGAGTGTTATTAGTGCCATTAGTTTATCTTCTGAAAGCATACGCCAGTATCCTGGTTCTTTCCCAAAATTGCTTAGAAAAAACCAATCTAGGAAATGTTCTTCCAACTCTGGATTATCTGAGTGCTGTCCATGAAAAAACTGCCTGACTAATCTACTTTTTTTTTTGAGTCGCCTGTCCAATTCGAATACTCGTTATAAATATAGTCTGTTACTTCTTCTGGAAAACTATCTATTACTTTTGCTGTAATCTCAAAGGGTGCCTTTACGATTATTTTTAATAAAAGCCCTAACTGAAATCCTGCTGCATCCATTGTTCCAGACATCTGTGTTCCAACTAATTTTGTACTAAGATATTGCTTTGTTAATTCACGCCTTTCTCCAGCCTTAAGCTTTTGTAAAGTAATTGATACTTCTTCGCCATTAATTATCAAAGGTATCTTTATAGTTGGTATAACTACTATATCTTCCTTTATTTCTATTTCTGGTATTTTCTTTTTAGGTTTCTCTGTTGTTTCTTCCATTTTTCCTCCTGGATTTAATTCGTTGCCTAAATTAGGACTTTATAAATAAATTAAAAAAAAATTAAATATTTGTTGCACAAGCTGGTGCTGTTTGAACATCGTTTGTATAAATAACATTTGTACAACCTCTTGCCCATCCGCTTACATCTTCTTTAACTACTTCTCCAACATTTTGATTAAGTGTTTCTTCATCTAATTTAACACCTGTTAAATTGATATCCAAAATATCTCCATCATCATTTGTAAAAGTAAGTTCTAGAGTTGCAATTTCAGTTCCTGATCCTGTTGTAGGTGCACTTGCTGTGTTTGTTCCATTCATAAAATACGTCAATAATGTTGTGTAGTCTTTGAATGCTACTGTCATATTAAAGTTGTATTCTCTTTGTTTGGCCACATTGCTTGATGCAAATCTACTTCCAATTCCATAGATTGATTCACTTGAATTTGCTATTGTCAATTCTATACTTTGAACTGCTGCAATACTTGTTCCATCAGGCATCTCAACGCTACCATGTGCGAATGTAAAAACTGGTTCTATTTCTGGATTATCTGAAATTTTAGTTGTGCTTAAATTCTCATACCTATAACTTCCTTCTAAACTGAATTTAACTGCTTCATCAATTGCTGCTGAAATCTTACATGTATCAACCTTGCAACCAATTAACGCTGATAAAAAGTCTGTTGTTCCTAGTTCAAAACTTGTTTTAGTTGTAAAACTTGGTACTGTATCTGCTTCTGTATAAGTGTGAGTATATGCTCCTGATGTTCCAGCCTCTGCGTTTGTTCCTAAAACTCCCAATAGCCAATAAGCATTACTTAAACTTCCATTAATTGAAAATTTACCGCCATATTGTTTATTGATTGTTGCACTTGCATTTCTTGCTCCGATTCCGTGGATTCTTTCTGCATTGTTATTTCTAGTAATTGATAAATCAACTCCATGTCCAAAAGGCATATATGTTTCATCTGATTCTGTGTGACTAGCTGCTGCTAATGCCCAACCATCTTGGTCCTCAAATGCGAATAAGCCAACTGATTCTGCTCCACT